GGCTCTTCTCCACCGCGCCGGCGCGCGCGCTGGCGGGTTCGCAGGCAAGGCCATCGAACACAAGCGCGCGATCATGATCGGTGAAGCCGAAGATTTCGCCGTCGGCGCGGGTCAGGCGCCAGACATGCGCGAGCGTGGTCGCGCCCGATTGCAGGCGGGCGGAAAGTTCAGCGGGAATGACGCGCATCAGGGAATGATTTCGATCAGCGGAATGGAGGGGGCGCGCCCGGCGCCGAAGGCGTCGAGGCTGAGATCGAGACGGTCGATATCGAAGCGCACGGGGGTGTCGAAGGAAAAGCCGGCGGTGATGATGGCGTCGGTCGAGGGCGCGGCATCGAGCGTGACGAGGCCGGTTGTGGTGTCGACGCTGAAATCCTCGGCGTCGAGCTCGACGCTGTCGATGGCGACGCGGACGCTGGCTTCGACCGGCTTGGGAATCGGGCGCTGATAGGCCGGCACGCCATAGGCGCGGAGCAATTGGAATTCGGTTTCGGCGCCGTCGCCGGTTCCGATGATCTGGTCCGTTGGGCTTGGCGCGGCGCCCGGCGCGCAGGATTTCCAATCGAGAAAGTCCCGGAAACGAAAACCGTGGAGCTTGCCGCGCCTAGCCTCGAAGAATTCGATGAGCGCATGCAATTGGTCGAGCGTGCGCACCGCGCCGCCGACATCATAATGTCTGCGCCCATGCGCCCAGGGCGCGTTGCGGGCTTCGCGGCCGGACGCGAGGGCGACGATGTCAACGCGCCGCTCTGGCCCGCCGCTGGCGCCGAGCGCGAACGGAATGGGCAATAGTACTTCGTGGAAGGCGGTCACAGATTGCGGCTCCCGTATGAGACGGCGCGCGCCACTTGCGCGGCGATCTGGCCCTGATGGCGGGCAATCGAGGACGCGTCAGCGCCCGCGCCCATGTGGAAATGCACATTGACGCCCGGCCCGCCGGTTTGGCCTTGCGCCGGCGCGCCGCCGGGTTTGTTGGGGCCAAGGATTTGGCTGAGCGCGATCTTGGCCAATTCCTCGAGCACGATTTTGGCCATGCGCTTGAACGAGGTCTCCCCGGAAATCGCGGCGCGGCCGAAAGCGCGCGCGATGCGTTCACCGGCGCGCTCGAAGGCGGCGCCGACATCCTCGGAGGCGCGCCGCGCGGGGCCTTGCGCGAAATCCTGTAGCGCGGCGCTGGCGGCGGAAAGCTCGGCCTGGAAGGCGGCGGAATTAAATTGGTTTGGACTATCGACCATGGGATTGATCCGGAAAGCGCGCGGCCAGGCGCTCAAAAGCGGCGCGGTCAAGCGTGGGCGCGGAGAATTGCTGCGTCAGGGCGCGCCATTCTTTCAGACTGAGGCGCCAGAACGCGGCAGGCGCGACACCGAGCCCGGCGGCGGCGGCGAGCCAGGCGCGCCATGGCGTTCTGTTCAGCGCGTATTCACTCATCGTCAGCGAACGCGATGCGAAAGGCTTCGGCCATTGCGGCGGCGGCGGCTTTGGCGTCGATGCGCGCGCCCGCAAAGTCCGCCGGGCTCATGCGGCGCTCCGAGCCGATGGTGAGCGCGGACAAAACCGTAATGAGATCGGAGGCGGTGAGCGACGCCAAACGTTCGCCCAATTCGGTGAGCGAACCCACGTCGAACGCCGCTTCCAGTTCCGCCAGCGCGCCGAGCGTGACGCAGAGGCGCTGCGGTTCGCCGTCAATGTCGAGCAAGATTTCGCCGCGGGCGCGGTTATGTGGGGCCATTTTCATGCCGCGGTGAAGCTGAGCTGGCCGGCGGAGGCCAGCGTCAATGCGAAGGCGGCCTCGCCATCATGATCGCCGGCATAATCCAGTGTCTCGACCAGGAATGGGCCTTCGAGCACGCCGAAATCTGGAATGACGAGTTGAAAATTGCGCGCGGCCTGGGTGAAAAACAATTCCTGCAGCGCGGCGTCGGAGGCTGCGTCCTTAAACACGCCGGCGCCGCTGATGCTGGCGGTTTTCAGCCCCGCCCCGGCGATGAGTTCGCGCCAGGCGCCGGCGCTTTCGCCGGACGTGCCATCCACAATACGCGCGTTGAGCGCGATGGTCTTGGCGCGCACGCCGGCGATGGTGGCGAAGGCTTCGGGGTCTCCGCCGTCGCCAATCTTGATCAGGACATCGCGTCCCTTCTGGCCTGCCATGCGTGGGTTTCCTTATGCGGGTTCGGTGATGGCGCGCAGGCGCAGCACGCCTTGGGTGGTGCGCCCGTCGCCGGCGCGGAAGACGTCCGATGCGCCGGCCAAGAGCAGCACCAGATTGCGCCCGGTGATGGAGAGCGCCGCGTCATTGAGGCCCGCGCGCAGCGCGCCGATGGCGTCGAGCGCTTCGGCGCGGCCGCCATGGCGGGACCAGACGTGAAGGGTCAGCACATGCTCCAGCGCGGGCGCTTCGCTTGCGTCGAGCGCGCGGGTCTCGATGCGTCCCAAAGTGGCGTAGGGAAACACCGGGTCGGGCGGCGGATCGTCATACAGGCGCACGGGATCGCCGAGCACGGCTTTGACGCCCGCATCGGCAAGGGCGGCTGTGCGCAGCGCGGCGAGAAAGGCGCGGTCGGCGCTCATAGAATTTGCTCCGCGCAGACGAGTTCGATGCGCGCGCCGCCCTGGTCGCGCACGCCTTGGATTTGAAACGTGCGCACGCCCCAGACGACACGCCAGCCGGCGCGGACATCGGCGCGCGTGCGAATCTCGATGACAAAGGCGCCATTGGCGGCGGCGGTGTCGAACGCGGCGGATGACGATGCGGCGCCGGCGCGGATTTCGGCCCAAACCGAACCTTCGTCGGTCCAGCTTATGGCGGCGCCGCCAATGTCGTCGGCGCTGCGCAGCGGGCTTTCCAGGCGCACGCGCGCGCGCAGCGGGGCGATGGCTTCAGTCATGATTTTACAGCCTCAGCGGCGCGAACGGGCGCATCAGTGCGCGGGCGCTTTCGGGCAAGGCCGCCTCGCCCTGGCGCGCCTCATAGAGCGCGGCGACGATGTGCAGCACCGCCATGCGCAACGCGTTTGGAATTTCCGCCGCCGTCGCGGCGAAGCCGGTATCGTAATCGATTTCGATGCCGCCGGCCGCGCGCAGGGTCGCCGGCACGCCGGATTCGAACACGAGACGCGGGCGGTCCCGCGCGCCGTCTAGGCGGTAGCGCTCGGCGTCGATGACGCTTTCGCTGCCATCCGGGGTGAGCAGGCGCACGGCGACCACATTGGTCACCGGCCCTAGGCCCAATTCTGCGCCGCCAACCGCGTCGCGGCGCCAGATGTCGAGGCTCTCGCGCACGCGGCGCGTGATCAGGGCGCGACCGCAGCCTTGCTCCACCGCTTCGCGCGCGGCGATGATGAGCGCGGAGATGAGGTCATCTTCGGCGTCGGCGTCGACGCGAAGGAAGAGCTTGGCTTCCGCCAGCGAGACCGGCTCTGCGGCGGGCGGGGTGATGATGGTGATGGACATGAAAGGTTTTCCAAGGGAGCGCGCCAAATGAGCGCCTCCCTGAGCTTGTCGAAGGGAGGCGCGGCGCCTGCCCCATCTGGCCTTCGACAGGCTCAGGCAAGCGCCGCTCTGCTCTCCATCCTGCGATCGGCGCGGCTTAGCTCGTGCCGAATTTCAGCGTCTTGATGGCGTCGAAATTCTGCACCCCTCCGCCAACGCGCTTGGTGACGTAGAACAGCACGTAGGGCTTGTTGGAGTACGGATCGCGCAGCACGCGCACGCCGGCGCGGTCGACGATGAGATAGCCGCGGGCGAAATCGCCAAACGCGATGGCGTGCGCGTCGGAGGCGATGTCGGGCATGTCCTCCATCTCGGTGATGGGATAGCCCAAGAGGCTCGAGCCCAGTCCGCCGTCGGTCGGCTCCCAGATGTAGCGGTCGTCGGCGTCCTTGAGCTTGCGCACCGCGGAGAGCGTCTTGCGGTTCATGACGAAGCGCGCGTTCTGGCGGTATTGCGGCTTGGGCGTGAAGACGAGATCGATGAGCGCGTCAACCGGATCGCTGGCGTCAAAATCGCCGTCGGTCGCGGTGGCGACATAGCCAATCTTTTCCCAGGCGTGGCTGGCTTCTGCGATGGGGTCATAATCGAGGAAGCCGCGCGGCTTGTTGGTTCCGTCGCCGCTGACGAAGGCGGCGCGCTCTTGGCCGGCGAAGGCCTCCTCCACTTCAGCGGCCAGCCATTCCTCGAGATTGACGTAGGAATCGTCGAGCAGCGCCTGGGTTGCGGCCAGATTGGCGTAGAGTTCGGCGGTTGGAAATTCGAGCAGGAACAGCGTAGGCGTGTCGGTGGGATTGCGCGCGCCGGTTTCCGCCGCCCAGCCGGAACCGGCGGCGGTGATCGAGATCGGCTTTTTGAACACAAAGGCGCTGGTGGTGCGCACGGTCGCGATCTGGCGCATGGGCGAAACTTCGCGCAGGCGCTGCTCGACCAGGCGGTCAAGCTCGGGCGGGGCGATATAGCCGCCGTCCTCGTCCGAGCCGGCGGAGAGCGCCTTGGCCTCAAACTGCGTCAGCGCGCTTAAATCGCCGCGGCGCATATAGGCGCTCCAGGCGCTCTTGTGTTCGGAGGCGGGCGCTGCGTCCGCGGCCAAGCCGGGACGGCGGCCTGCGAGCGCCAGGCGTTCAACAAGCGATTTCTGTTCGCTGATGGCGCGGTCGAGGCGGTCGACCTTTTCTTCGATGAGGACGTCGCCGCGGCGGCGCTCGAGCGCGCCGAGGCGTTCGTCATTGGCCTCCTTGAAACTTTCGAACGCGCGCATGAGCGCGTCCTGCGCCGAGGCGGGCGCAGCCTTGGTTTCTTTCTTCACTTGGTTCTCCATGATTACAGTGCGCGGCGTTCGCCCCGCATAGGCGTCAGCCGCGCGAGCGGCTGCATCGGCTGGGTCACAATCGAGACCTCCAGCAGATTCAATTCTTCCAAGATGCGTCCGGCCGCACTCTTGTGCGCGAGCAGGGTGACAAACCCGATGGACAGGCCGTCCATTCCGCGCGCCAGCATGCGCCGCGCACGCGCCGCGCCAGGCAGATCTGGGCGCAGCTCGCCGCTGACGAACAGGCCCCGGCCATCTTCTCGCGCGCCGGTCCAAAAGCCAGCGAGCGCGCGGCGATCATGCTCGACCAGCATGGGCAGCGGACCGATGCGGCGCGCCAGCGTTGCGCGGAACGCGCCGGCGCGCACGATGTCGCCGGCGAGGTCGGCCGCGCCGAACAGCGCGGCATAGCCTTCCAAAAACATGTCTCGCGCTCAGGCGCCGGCGCGTTCAGGCGCTTCCACGCCGGCAAGTTTGCGTTTTTCGTCCTGGGTTAAGAACTCAGCGCCGCTGAGCCGCGCCCACAGGCTGTCGCGCTCAACCGCAAGCGCCGGCACGGCGTCCAAATCCACTTGCAGCGCCGCCGCGCCGGCATCGGGCCAGCGGTCGCCGAGCCAGGCTTCAAGGCCGCGCGCGGCCTTGGCGGCGAGCGGCAAGGCGGTGTGGCGCCAGAAAGCGAGATTGGCTTCGCGATAATTGGAATAGGTGTTGTCGCCCGGAATGCCGAGCAGCATCGGGGGCACGCCGAATGCGAGCGCGATGTCGCGGGCGCTGGCGTGGCGGGCTTCGATGAAATCCATGTCCGAAGGCGAGAGGCTCATTGGCTTCCAGTCGAGCCCGCCTTCCAGCAGAAGCGGCCTTCCAGCATTGGCGGCGCCGATATGGGCGTCCTCCAATTCCTGTTTCAGGCGGCGGAATTGCTCCTCGCTCAGCCGATCGGCGCCGCCGGCCCCGGTGAACACAAGCGCGCCGGAGGGCCGCGCGGCGTTGTCGATCAGCGCCTTGTTCCAGGCTCCGCCGGCGTTGTGAATGTCGATGGCGAAGGCGGCCGCCGCCATCGGCGAGAGGCCGTACCAATCGTCGGCGGGATGAAAGAGCTTGATGTGCAGGATGGGCGCGTCGCCGCTGATGGGATCGCGTTCAAACCGGCGCACATCAGAGCCGACGCGGTGCTCCCAGCCGATGGGCCAGCCGTCCGGGCCGGGAACCACGCTCATGCGGTCGGGGCGCAGGACGTAAAGTTCAGTGGGCGGCGCCTCATCGAAGTGTGCCGCTTCGAGATAAGCGTTACCGGAGACTTGCAGATGTCCATAGAAGGCTTCGAGCAATTCGATGCCGGTCTGTTCCGGATTGGGCCGGGCCAGCAAGCGCGCCAGCGGATGGTCGGCGGGCCCGACTTTTAGCGGCGCGCTGGCGGCGGCTTCGGCGATGAGGCGCACGCAGCGATAGGCGATGGCGTTCTTGGCATAGCCTTCGCGCGCGAAGGCGCCAGGATCGCGCGCGCTCCAGGCGGGGCGGCCAAGCGCGTGCCAAGCCAGCAGCTTTCGCTCCACGCGGGGACCGCGCAGAGC